AATTGAGTTTAACCATTGAACTAATCTATTATATAGATCGCCAACAGTTGCCATTTCGTCTGCTCTAATGGCTCCACGTTCGCTTGAAATCTGAATGATTCTAGCAACCAAACGTAAATCCCCTAGAGTTAATCCAGGACCACCTGTTGGTGCCGCTGGTGTAGTTTCTGGAGCAGTAGTCTCTGTCTGTGCTTCTGCTTCAGTGTTTTCTGTATTAGTTTCGTCTGTCATTGTTATCTCCATTGTTGAGCATATAACTCTTAATCATTATATGCTGTTATTATTTACTTAAAAAAGAATCAATTAAATGAATTTCTGGTTCATTTAAAATGTATCGTCATATTCGCTATCACCTTGTGGATAGGCCAAACTAAAATACGTTGCTTCACTTGAATCCTCAAATCCTACTGTAATAGTATTTGTAGTAGTAAATGAATAGTCGTCATTTGTTTCTCCTACCCAATATCTACCTTCCAGTGAAGTGTATATCCAATATTTTAGTTCTTTAACTTTATCGCCAACTCTCCAAGAATCACATTGAACTAAGATCTTAGTAAAGTGTAAAGGCAAATTATTTACTACCCGTTTACCTAAAACGTTAAGTGGATTAATATCTTCCATTATCCAAACACCGTGAAAAATACTGCCAGAATCCAAAAGAAGAAAAATATAAAAGATCCTACAACTAGTAATCCTTTTATTATGTTACCTAGTATTGGTAGCATACTTGCTAATAACCATAGACCAAGATAAACAATAATATATAGTATCAGTATTCCTATTAACGACATTATGCCTCCTCGTAATGACAAGTAACACCAAACGGAGCAGTAACTTCTTTAGCACCGTGGATAATAAAAACTGTATCACAGTAGTTCTCATCACCCCAACTACCCCACGGGTAACCGTCTGTGAACATAATTAATTTTTTAGGTTCTATATCGTGTTCTTTCATAAATGTCCAGTTAACATCAAACTCTGTACCACCTCCACCTAACGGAGTATAGTCTAACAGTTCGTCAATGTTAGTTGGGTCAAATTTAGCATACCCATATACTTCTGTATCAAAGCACCATAACTGAATGTTAAAGTCTTCGTACATATCAGTAATGCCTTTAACTTCACTAAAGAAGTCTTTTATCATTGAACTTGAAACTGAACCGGACATGTCAACACAAAGACAAATATCAATTTTCTCATCGTTGTCCATTCCTGGAAGAATAGCATCCATGTGCCAAGAACGTCTGTTAATCTTTTGGAATGTAAAGTCGTTCTTAATAGTAGATTGTATCTGTTGTTGAAGTATTTCTCTCCAATCTAATTTAGGAGCAGTCCATTGTTCGATAAGTCTTTTAACACCACTTGGAATGTTACCAGCACTATTGCCTGCCGCCGCGGCCGCATTTAATACTGCCTCTTTCATCTCATCTTTAATTGCTCTACGTTCTTTATCAGATAGTTTAGGTTTACTTTTACTAACCGGGTTACCATTTTCATCTGTTTCTTGATCACCATTTGAATCGCCATCACCACTATCACCATCTAAATGTTCATCTAACATTTTTTCAAGCAAGTCGTCCATGTCTATCTTATCAGCATTTTCATATAAGTCATCATATACTTTTTCAAATGACCAACCGTAGTATTTTGTTTCATGTAAAATAGGAACTACTTTAATAGGAGTACCAACTTTGTTTTGTACTAAATCACCGTTAACACAATAGTCAGCGGCAATATTTGATAACTGAGGGTTACGTCCTTGGTTACGAGCCATATGGTCGTAAACTACATGAAGTATTTCATGTCCCATTAAAAATAGTATTTCACCGTCTGCTAGTCTTTCAATAAACTTAGTATTGTAAAAAAAGTTACGGCCGTCAGTTGCGGCAGTTGGACACCAAGCATCAGCATTAACAAGTTTAAGCCTTAAAGCAAGGTTACCATAAAAAGGATGTAAAATAAGCAAACCAATTCTTGCTTGAACTAGTTGCTCACGTACTTTAAGATCTAACTTAAGGTCCGTTTCAAACCCAACTTCACAGCCAGGTTTAATATCTTCTTTTGCGGTAGGATTAATATTTGACATCAGTACTCCTATCTCTCATCCATTGAACGAGCTTTTCTAATATACTTTCCAAATCTTTCATGGAACTCATTAAAACTAGGTAACTCTTTTGGTTTAACATTAATACCGTATCTTACAATGGCAGTCTGAGCTCCCATTACAGTAAGTTCAGCATCAAAGTTATCCATCATAAACCTTAGGAAGTTCTCAATATACTTCTGAGTTGAATCTTTACTCTTTTGAGCTCTTTCACGTAACTCATAACACATAGACATAGTAAGTGAATAACGACCTGACATTTCAACATCCTTGTCAAGTGTTTTAATCTTACCTTCTAAAATTTCAGTTGGGTTAGGTAGTTTGTTTCTAGCCTTTCTAGTTGCCATAAACTTAACAGCAATGCCTTCACCAATCGCACCAGATACCAAATCAGTAAATGTTTCATCATCTAAATCATCATCTGTAATTAGTTCTGAAACAAATGTCCAAGAACGAGGTGTAGCAAAAGCACGACTTGAACCTTTAGGATCAAAGTCAAATAAATCTTGTTTATGTACTGTAACATGACCAATAACATCAGAATGTATATCGTTGTTGACAGCCCAGTTTAACCAACTCTCATAATCAACTCTCATTTCTAAATGTAAAAATCTGTTTGCCAACGGAGCAGGCATTCTGTAAACAACACCTTTGTCAGTTTCTCTATTACCTGCCGCAATCATTACAACGTTCTCAGGCAAAACATAGTTACCAACACGTCTGTTAAGAACTAACTGGTATGCCGCCGCCTGTGTACTTGGAGGAGCAGAGTTAAGTTCGTCTAAAAACAATACAACGGTATCGTATTGTTTTGCTAATTCTTTACTAGGCAAATCAACTGGAGGAGCCCAATCCATTGTGCCTGTGTCTTTGTTATAAAAAGGAATACCTTTAATATCTGTAGGTTCCATAAGTGCCATTCTAAGATCAATTAGTAAAGCATTACCAAGTTCACCAGAATCAACCAAACCTTGTGCTAGTTCGGATTTACCAATACCCATTGGTCCCCAAAGGAAAATAGGACGCTTTTTAGCAAATGCTTTAGTTATGCTTCGCTTGGCGCCTTCGGAAGTTACTGTTCTGTGTTCTGTAATTGACATATATTCTTACTCCTTTTTTATTAACTATACTTACAGTATACAGTCTATTGGCCAATTTGTCAACCATTTAGACGTCTTTTTTTCACTTGTAAACCATTGATTTATAAGACTTTTTAATCTTTTTTTAGATTTTGGGTGTTTTTGGCCTTAAATTTAGTACCAAGCAGACGTGTTTTTCATATAAAGCATGATATCTCCGTTGTATAATGACACCATATTTGCTTCTTGTTCGCCAAATAATACAATAGCCTTTTTACGAGGAGGAAAGTAATAAGGGCAAGTTAAGTACCTATCCAAGTCTAATAATACTCTTGGATTGCTTCTAATATGCTTTATTGATTGTTCTATTGAAATTGTATATCGTTTTACAAATAGTTTCTGTACAAATACTTCAAACCCAACTTCGGTTAGTCTTAACCCTGATTCGACCCGTGTGTTCCTCCACCATTGAGATAATGCCTCTTCTTCAGATACATTGCCTAACTGTTGGATTAATGCTCGGGTAATTTCTAACTTATTAGAGGGAAACTTTTTCGCCACGTTCTAACTTCACTACGGTAAATCTATCAGTGTCGTATTTTAAGTTCATTTTCTTTGCTAAGTTAATAGCATGACCAGGATTGGAAAATGCTACCTTTTTATATTTAGGTCCAGGATAACTTACTAACATATTAAATGTTTTTAAGTTAATCGGACGATCTTCGTAGTAGACTGCCCATATTCCGTCACTGGCTAACACTTGAATTGTCTGATAAGACTTTTTATCTGTTTGTTCTAATACAACAACTGGTTTTGGTCGACTCACTTGATTACTCCTATTATACGAGTATTTATCTTTATTCTATGAGTATATAACCCTTTTTATGTGAGTATTTAATTAGACCAATTGTCACCATCAAATTCAACGTTGATAGTTTGTGATTCAATTAATTTTTTTTGTGTGTTGATTAATTCGCTTTGTACTTCGATTAATTTTGATTGGAGCTCAGTAATACTATGTAATAAGTCCGTCGCTGTACGGGTGTCTAAGACGGTGCTAGACGCCTGTTTTTGCTGGTTTGCTTGTACTAGTTGCCTAAACTTATTAATATGTAAACTCATTACTTGTCGTATCTGCTTTGCTTTAGTGCTAAAGACATGTCTGCTTTAGTTTTAAATGGGCCTTTATATGGATAGCGTTCTAGTGTAACTAACTTAGGACAAAATCCTCTTGACCATCCGTTGCTTGGATATTGTACAATATAATAGCCTGCTGAGTGTACACTATTAGATTTGTTATTTTTAGTATACAATGGTAATTTACGTTGTACATCATACATTTCATTTGTAGGTTTACTAGCACATGGATACCCAAATAGTAAGTATACTTCGCCAGCAGTTGTTATACTTTTCTCTACATCTACTCTAACAGGTTCTTTAAAACAATCTTCACCCCATCTATTAATGATATCGGTCATTGTCATAGTAACCGGTTGGTCTTGATGTAAACTAAGAAGTTGATAATTCTTTTGATCTTTTTTACTTACTGTTCCAACTTTAGTACCGTCTTGTTCTAGTATCCAAAAGTTATTCTTAACTATTGTTTTTAATTTAACTGTCATTGATATTACTCCTTATATCCTAATTGTAAGAAGTGAGCATAACTCTGTATTTGCTCACTAATTTTTTGTAAGTCGTATTTGCCACAAAATTTTAAGAACTTTGCCCCCACCATTGGGAAGTTCTTAGGTTCTATAGAATCAATTGTTCCATCTATATATTCTCGTATTTCTTTAGGTTGTTCTGTTAAATCTATTAATGTAACATTACGTTGATAATCATCTAACACTCTGTGTTCTATATCATTATGATCTACCCAACGTTGTAACATCATGTTATTCCAATTAAAGCCTTTGCGATCTTTGTCCTCAAATGCTTCTAACAATCCTATTTTATTTTTACTGCCTTTTTTACGAACACCTGGATAAGCACTAAACACATTGTCACTAGTGTCGCCTCTCATACACTTCTCAAACAATAACCACTTTGGGTCTGGTATTACTTTGGGCTCTTTGGTCTTCTTATCAATAACCCTATTACCTTTGTCGTTAAAGATACCTTCTACAGTATGTAACTCGTCTGTAATACCGTTGTATTGTTTTACATTAGGTGTTATTAGTTGTATAAAGTCTGTGTCGCTACTAATAATAAAATGTTCATCGTCTGGGTGTTTAGCAATAAATCTAGCAATAAGATCATCTGCTTCTGCTATATCGTTACGAAGAACAGTACAATTACTTTTATCACGTAAGAAAGATGTAAGATCATCATATGTTTCCCAAAACACTTTATCTTCTTCTGCTTGTTCATCTGTTAGTGCCTGACGGGCGACTTGCCTATTCTTCTTATAAGGTTCGTAAAAGTCTTTACGCCAACTACGTCCTTCTAAACAAAATACTACATGATCCGCTTGAAACTTACGGAATACTTTATTAACACTATTCATAGTAATATGAATACTCAACCCAACTTTCTCGTCAAGTGAAGCACCGCGGAAGGCTATGTGCCTTGCTCTAAAAAATGTGTTTGCTGTGTCTACTATTAGATATTTCATATGATCCTCTTATTGCCTATAATATTATTATACATTATTTAGGCCAACTTGTCAAGACTTAAATTAAATTACTGTCAATTAAATGTTTTCTCATATGCCTTGAAAATTGATAATGGTCTTCGTGCTTGAAGTAGCCTTTTGTTTTTGGCCTAGTATTGTCCAAATCATCGTTAAAAAATCGTGTCATACAAACATTCCAAAGCCAGTGAACGTTTGGATAATTTAATTTAACTGTAGCCTGTTCCAATTCTTCTGGCGTAGGCTGACCCCAAACTTTGGTTGATGATTTAATTATATCGTCGTCACTTGGCAATGGCCAAGTATCTTCTGTGAAGTAAAAATAAAATTTATGTTTGGTATCTTTGGCTTTTTTTAGTAGGTTTATTAAATCAAAGATAAAATGTATATTCTTTTCCATGCTATTTTCTTCTTTTATGTTTTCTATTCTTTCGCATTCTTCTAAATACTCTTGTTCGCAACTATCTAACCAGGTGTCTATAATCTTAATAAAGCGATCGTCATCTGGATGATATGAAACCATAGGATCGTATAGATCGCCCAAGTTTAACTCATTTTTAGTTATTATAGAAGCAAAGCGTTCATCATACCATGATTTAAATGTAGTATCTTTCGGCCTAACTCCGTTTGTTCTGAGCATTTCAATTATAAGTTGCTTACCGTATTCTCTATCAAAATCCGTACCGTCCATTTTACAGTCGATCCCAAAGGCATGTAAAGAAGAACTCCAGCGATGATTTTTAGCACTACCCCAGTCACCGTAAAGAGGAAATAGTCTTCTTTTCCAACTAGGTAGCCCTATAAAGTAATAACAATCATCGAAGTCATACATATGTAAGGCTTCGTTAAC